TAGTGATAACAATCCAGATAACAGACGCACATCAAAAATTATAATGAAATTTGCTATAGGAATACCCAATCCTACATGGACAAATACAAACCATGAATTGCCTTATATATTTGGAAAATTTTCAAACGCAATGATGTTAAAATATCAATATCCTAGTAATAGTAATCCAGCTGTGATAAGTAACTATACAATAACACAGGGAGCAAATGGTAATGCTGCTAGAAGGTATTAAAATATGCGAAGCGTACAATTAGAGTTAAATCTTCGTGATTTGCTCAATTAAAGGTAGTTCCTCGTGAAGTACTTAATTAGTATCGCTTCTTCGCTTAGAGTACCCCTGAATAATCAGGGGTATTTTTTTTTACTTATATTTGTTATAAATTAAATCTAATTAAATGAATGATATTCGTAAGATAGCGGTAGGTCCTGATTACAAAGGCGGAGCTATGCACTATGTTGTAGGTCAAGAAATACTTGGAGGGAGTCATTTAATTCATTTAATAAAAATGAATAAAAATCAAAAATCAATAGGTATTTTTATAGAAAATAAAAAAGGAGAAATTTTTTTATGGAAAGAATTTAATCCTAATATGCCTATTTCTATTGAATATAATATATATTTTGAATGAAATCACCTTTTTATTTTATTGTAAAACCAAAAGACAATAAAAGATATAATAGCACTAAAAAAATAGGCAACATAGACTTTATTACTAGCACATCTAAAGAAGACCATGTAGCTTCAAACCGATATGGAATAGTTGTGGAAACTCCGATAAATTATACAGGCCCTGTAAGTATAGGAGATACTTTGTTGGTTCATCATAATGTTTTTAAATATTATAATGATATGAAAGGAATTGAAAGAAGTGGAAAAAGCTTTTTTAAGGATGATTTGTTTTTTATAGACAATGACCAATTTTTTTTATATAATCATAATGGAGTATGGAATGCTCATTCTAAATACTGCATGATAAAGCCAATTAAAAAAAAAGAAAGCTACTTAAAGAGCCACGAAAGTGAAGAACCTTTAATTGGATTAGTTAAATATCCAAATAAATATTTAATTAGCAAAGGAATTAAAAAAGGAGACAAAATTTCTTTTAAACCAGATAGTGAATATGAGTTCAATGTTGATGGAGAAAAACTTTATAGAATGTTTGATCATCAAATAACTTTATCATTATGAATGTAGATAAGATAAAACTAGACATAATTAAAGCTGGCGAAAAAGCAGTTAAACAATTAATAAAAGTTGCCGAAGAGCAAATTATAAAATATGGAGAAGATGATGAGCTTGCAGCTGATAAATTAAAAAATGCTGCTGCTACTAAAAAATTAGCCATATTTGATGCTTTTGAAATATTAACTAGAATAGAAGCAGAAAAAAATTTAATAGAAGGGAAAGAGTCAAAAAATAAAAAACAACCAGTATCAGGATTTGCAGAACGACGATCAACATAGCTTAATAAAAATTTTAAAAGATTTTTTACCAAAAACAGTAATAACCAATAAAAATAAATCTAAATCTTGGGCTTATGGTTATAACGAAAAATACGACTTTATAGTTATATCAAAATCTGGTGAAATTCAAGATGTTGTCGAGATAGAAGGAATAAAAATAGCACTACCTAAACCTCCAAAAAAAATACATTCAAATAGTAAAAAGAAATCGGAACAATTTTGGGTTCCTTTTGAATATCCAAAACAACTACAAAAAATTAAATCTATATTTCAATGGCATTCAGCTCCATCATCATTTAAAAATGAATGGGTTGATTATATTGAAAAAGAGTTTGATAGAAGAGATGAAGGTTTTTGGTTTATGAATAATGGAGTAGAAACCTATATAACAGGTTCTCATTATATGTATATTCAATGGACTAAAATAGATGTAGGTCTTCCTGATTATAGAGATGCTAATAGAATTTTTTATCTTCATTGGGAAGCTTGTAAAGCTGACAAAAGAAGTTTTGGTCAAGATTATTTAAAAATAAGACGTTCAGGATTTTCTTACATGGCAAGTGAAGAATCTGCAAACATTGGTACCATAAGTAAAGATGCTAGACTAGGAATACTTTCAAAAACAGGAGCTGATGCTAAAAAAATGTTTACAGATAAGGTTGTTCCAATTGTAAATAATTATCCTTTCTTTTTTAAGCCTGTTCAGGATGGTATGGATAAACCTAAAACGGAATTAGCATTTAGAGTTCCTGCTTCTAAGATTACAAAAAAGAATATGTATATAGAAGAAGAAGATATTGTACAAGGATTAGATACTTCTATTGATTGGAAAAATACTGGAGACAATAGTTATGATGGAGAAAAATTAAAACTACTAGTTCATGATGAATCAAAAAAATGGGAAAAGCCAAATAATATATTAAACAATTGGAGAGTTACAAAGACCTGTCTTCGTTTAGGTAGTAAAGTTATTGGTAAATGCATGATGGGTTCTACAGCTAATGCTTTAGAAAAAGGTGGAGATAACGGTAAGAAATTATATTTTGATTCAAAAGTTTCTAATAGAAATAGAAATGGTCAAACTAAAAGTGGATTATATAGTTTATTTATTCCTATGGAGTTTAATATGGAAGGATTTATTGATAGATATGGTATGCCTGTTTTTAGAACTCCTGAAACACCAATAATTGGTATTGATGGAGAATTAATAAAACAAGGAGCCATTGATTATTGGGAAGCTGAGGTTGATAGTTTAAAAAATGATCCTGATGCTTTAAATGAATTTTACAGACAATTTCCTAGAACAGAGTCGCATGCTTTTAGAGATGAAAGTAAGCAATCTCTTTTTAATCTTACAAAAATATATCAGCAAATTGATTATAATGATTCTTTAATAAAAGATAGATTTTTAACTAAAGGTTCTTTTTCTTGGAAAGATGGAATAAAAGATACAGAGGTTGTTTTTAGCCCAAACAATAAAGGGAGGTTTTTAATTTCTTGGACTCCAAATAAAAATCTTCAAAATAAAAGATATACAAAAAATGGAGTTTTTTATCCTGGAAATGAACACATGGGTGCTTTTGGTTGTGATAGCTATGACATATCAGGGACTGTTGGAGGAGGAGCTTCAAATGGAGCATGTCACGGATTAACTAAATTTCATATGGATGAAGGCCCGGTAAATGAATTTTTCTTACAATATGTTGCTAGACCTCAAACAGCAGAAATATTTTTTGAAGAAATATTAATGGCTTGTGTATTTTATGGCATGCCAATACTTATAGAAAATAACAAGCCTAGATTACTTTATCATTTTAAAAACAGAGGTTATAGAGGTTATTCTATTAATAGACCTGATAGGTCGTGGAATAAACTTTCTAAAACAGAAAAAGAACTTGGAGGAATACCAAATAGTTCAGAAGATATTAAGCAATCTCATGCAGCTGCAATTGAGTCTTATATAGAAAAATATGTAGGATTAGATTTATTAAGTACCTTTAGGGAGTCAGATACAATGGGGTCAATGTATTTTACAAGAACTTTAGAAGATTGGGCTAGATTTAATATAAACAATAGAACTAAATTTGATGCTTCTATTAGTTCAGGATTAGCTATAATGGCTTGTCAGAAAACGCTATATCAACCTATTAAGAAAAAATCAAAAATAAAACTTAACTTTGCTAAGTATGACAATAAAGGAAGTTACAGTCAAATCATAAGATAAATGAAAGATGTAAAGATAAATATAAATCCAACGGGTTTTCCAAGTCAATTTGTTTCTGACTCTGAAAAAAAATCTTATGAGTTTGGATTACAGATAGGTCAAGCTATTCAATACGAATGGTTTAGAAAAGACGGAGGCCAAGGTAGATTTTATAATCAATGGGCAGATTTTCATAGATTAAGATTATATGCAAGAGGTGAGCAAAGTGTTCAAAAATATAAAAATGAATTAGCAATTGATGGAGATTTAAGTTATTTAAATTTAGACTGGACTCCTATTCCTATTATTCCAAAGTTTGTGGATATTGTTGTTAATGGAATGTCTGATAGAGTCTTTAAAGTAAATGCATACGCTCAAGATGGAATGTCTTTAGAT